TCTGCGCGTCAATCGCTGCATCGCCATATCAAGCGTGTCAGATCCAACGCCGGTAAGTTCTGCTGCGTGTCTCAGACCGCCCAGAGCTTCAGTGGTAACGCCAATTTTGTCAGCAGTTTTTGCAAGGCTGTCGATATTCGACATCTGCATTTTGGTGAGTGCAGCAGCGGCTGCCACTCCTGCGCTTGCAAAGGCTACCCCGATTTTTGCAGCACTCGCAGCTAGACGGCCTGCCGCTTGATTGACCGATTTGAACGCAGCAGCAGTTTTGTCTGTTGCGCTTATCGGGATGTTATATCTAGGGGCCGCCATCGTCCTTAATCCTGAAGTATGCTTGCCATTCTAATAATTCGATGTCAGAAATTTCTTCAATTTCGCGAACCGTTTTGTGCAAATGTTCGGCAAGCTGGAACACAAACAAACGCCCACGATCCGCTCTTAGTTTCCCTCTAAATCCTCTGATTTAGGTTGGAGTTCAGCGATTTCACCTGCTACTCGAATCAGAGTATCTGGATCGACTGCGCGCAGCATCTCGAACAGATCGCCTTTTGAAAAGATCGGTTTTCCAGATCCATCGATTAGGTAGTAAACGAGTGAAAGCGCGATGCCTTCATCCATTTTATCGCCGGTCAGCTTGCTCTGGATTTCCATCTTCTTTTTGACAGATATCTGAGGGCGCACAAAGAATTCCCCACCCCATTCAGGAATGGTTAGCGGTTTCGGATCTACCGCAAGAATTTCTTGATAGTGCGCCTTTGCCGTGTCAAGCACGCTCATCTATGCAGTACCTACAATCAGATCTCCACTACCCTGCAAGCTGATGCTTGCCTCAATCATGCCGTCATAGGACGAGTTGCGATTGTGACCAGTGACTAGCGCGTTGCCGCTGTAGTAGGTATCACCCGTAGCAGTTCCGTTCATTTGAAACTTGACAGCGACCTCATCAATTCCGACTTGCAATGCAACTTGCCCGTCTGTATCCGCAGGATCGAATAGAACATCGACGCTTGCAGTCCAGCTAGTGATTGTCGGAACATGCGTTGCGGCGTATGAACCCATCGTGGTTGTTTCAGCAGTTCCCGCACTTGTCTCGATGCTAAATGATTTTACCTCTGCAACAGTGCCAGATCCTGCTACTTCAATAGATCCATCATTCCCTTTATGTGTTGCCATCTTGTTTGTCCTCTAGTTTTTTAACTTTCTTGAGTGGCTTGTCTTTTTTAACAACCACTTCGTCTGCTGGCTTGTAGCCAGAATTTAAATATGACTGCACATAACTAGGGTGCACGCCGATTGTCACTTTGCCGGAAGGCGATACCATTTTCATATTAGTACCTACAACGCCACATCAGGCGCATTGTTAGCAGTGCGGTATTGCACCGTGTAACTCATTGTTACAATGCCGATTGGTTGCTCACCTTCACCGGTCAATTCAATTTCGGTCGCAGATAAATAGCTGTCTTTTGCTAGGCTATTAATTGACGTATCTGCTGCCATTGCGATCTCGACCTCTTTGGATATCAAATCCAATACGTCATCAAGATTGCTTGCTGTCTTTGCGTAACCTTCGATAACAAGGTTCAGCTCTCTGTCTAATTCCGGTTGCGCGCCCATGACATCGGGTGCGCTTGATTCGCTTGTCGTATACACCAACAGCCCCGGCAGGTTGTTAGCTGCTAGAGGGTAGACGCGCGATTGATAAACCTTGCTGCTAGTCGTCGTTAGACCGGTCAGCGTGGTTGCGACGCGCTCCCTAATTTGTCTGCGCACATGATTTGCCATTACTGCGCCTCGAGCACGATCTCGCTAATTCCAGTTCCATCAGGGCGTACCCCGACAACGTTATAATTTGTGCTGTCGATCTCGATCAGATCACCGTGCGCAATGCCGGGAACCTTCGACGTTTGCGCTGTTATCACTGCTTGTTTCGTCTCAACGCCAACCATGTTTCCAACATCTTCAAGAAAGTAATCGTGACGAAAAATAACAGTGATCGAACTAGCACTGCCCCCGCTTGGCGTATAGTTTGCTGCGGTACCGTGTTCAGATACCTCAAAAAATTCTGCCAATTCTTCGAGAGCCATTTTTTAAGCCTACTTGCCGCGTTTAGTAGTTTTTGGCGCATCTTCTCTACCTGCACTTTTCTTTGCTGATGCCTCAACCGGCACCGCTTTTTTCATGCGAATAAGCATCAACGCATCTTCTTCGGTTAGGTCGTACTCGCCGCCAGCTTTGCAATCAAATCCAGAAGCAACAACACCGACTAACACTTTCACCTTTGCCATCTTGTTAGATCCTTTAGAGGGGGAGTTGCCCGGCACGAGGCCGGGCGCGTCCTTAGTGCTTATCATTAAGCGCCTTTGGCAAATGATTCAGCGTGTCTTACGCCGATATCGACCATTGCGTGCAACCCGAGCGTGAGCTGTCCGGTTTGCGCGTTGCGCTCAGTGATTACTTCAATTGCACCAAACTGAGCAATCATCAATTGGCTGAAATCGCCAAGTAAGATTGTGTTTGCTGTCATGCTTGAAGTTGGATTCACTGAGTAACCCATGATTGCGTTTTCTTCAGAAACGAACCGACCAGAACCAGAGTCCTTAGTCGTAGTTTTCAAAGTTCCAGCTAGAGCGGGAGTTGTTACAAACGCCATGTTTTGACCCATCGCATTGTCAGCAGATATTGCAGACTCGATGCTAACGATCTCAGCAAAGGTTGGTGCACCAGCAGAACTGAATGACACGCTACCAATTCCGGTTGTGGCCAATATGCCTGTTGGCTGGTTGCTAGAACCAGTACCAGCAAGTGCGGCTGCGTCGATTGCAACAGCGATTGACTTAGTGATGTCATCGCGTATCACGCTCTCAACTGATGGGTCAGACTGAACCAACAAGTTGCGGCTGATTTGCACAAACGATGCAAGGTTCTTAGGCGTAAGTGATACGCTTGCAAACACTGGCTGTCCTTCAGTTGGCGCGCCATCTTCAGCGACCCAATAGGTTGAAGTTCCGGTTGCCAGCTTAGGAATTGCAACGTTGCCCTGAAGGTTGCTCATTACGCGAGCGCCCAATCGGGTCGTTACCATCGCAGCGCGTAAAGCGTCAATGAACGAAGCACCATCGTGGTCAGTTCCGACCAGAAACCCACCGGCGTTGTTAGTGCCAACAGTTAGATCACGCTGTCCCCAAGACATGTCGGCTGGCATGTAGAAACCACCTTGGCTGGCATTTCCAGAACGCTGACCAATTGTGTCTGAGATTTCTTTTTCCAGACCGGCTTTTGACCAATCACCTGATGCTGATGCAGAGATTGCGCGAAGTAAGCTGTAGCTTTCTTTTTCACGCTTGCCAAGATCAACATTCAGAGGGCTTGCGATCTCAGGCGCAGATTCAGGCTTGCGCGCCAGTTCTTTCTTTGTGGCTTCAAACGCTTCGCGCTGAAAGTGATCGAGTGCGAAACCTTCGTTCATTGCTTTGTCAGCAAGTTCACGCAGGTAAGGCGCGTCCTTTGCCATTTCGTTGATAGTTCTTACTCGCACTTGCTCATCTTTCAATGCAGCTTCGCGCGCTTCGTTCTTTACTACTTCAATGTCTATCTTTTGATCGTCCATTTTTGGAGATTCCTTTTCTAAATTAAATACACGGGTTAAGTTGTCGCCTTTAACTTCAGAGCGTCCAATTCCAACTGAGAAATCTGCTGGGGTACTTACTAACGATATTTCATGAGGCGACCACTTGGTTGCTTCAAAAACTCGTTCGCTTCGTTCCTCCATCTCTTCGATAACGTAACCGACACTTACGCCTGTTCTAATACCGTCAAGACAATCTCGCAGGAATTCTTCACCTCTTTCGCTTTTTGAAAACCTGACCGTGGCTATGCCGCGACCGTTTTCTATAGTGGCGCTTTCAACCACGCCTATTTGATCGTCCAATGAGTGATTAGCTAACAATCCCGCTTTGGCGTTTAAGCGCGTCAGGTCAACTGATTCAGGGGAGTGCAAAAGCACTTCAGTCCCAAACCAACGTTCGACCGGAGCCTCGCTACTAAAGCTCAAAGTAATCGTCCTGCTATCTTCGTCTACATCTGCCCGTTCAAAATTCATGTGCCGGTTGAGTGTGCCGGTCTTCATTTCATTCATCTGTTTCGTCCTCGTTTTGCATAGGATTCACCGGCCCAAACTGAAGGCCAAACTCTTGCATCAGCTCTTTTTCTTTCGAGCGCTGGTCAAAGACTTCTTCTAAATCTTTACCCTGTGACGCAGCGATTGCTGATAAGCTCGTTACGCCTAACTCGTAGGCCATTTGATGCGATTGAAGCTCTTTAACAGGATCGACCCACGACCAGCCTCGCGGGACAAACGTTGCGTCTGCTGCGGTGCTGGTCAAGCCCAAGCGGTTGCGGTTAAATTCCAGCCAAGCTGCAAAAATGGGTCGAATAAGGTGACATACATAGAACTGCTGCCACTTGCGCCAGTTGTCGCGTTCCTCAATGGTGCCAGCTCTGATTGAGCTGAAATTAACGCTGGTCAGGTCGCTTGATAGTGCGTGGTAGGTCACGTTCAAACCCGTTGCAACGCCGCGCAGCACGCCAGCAACGTAGTCGCTGTATGCGCTAACGGGATGATTGGGGTCTAGCATGGCCAGCTCTGTACCGGCTGGCAGCTCCGTGAAACCAACTCCACCGATTGATGGCGGCAGACCATAACCGTCTGCGCCGTCTTCATCGTCGAGATAATCGCCGGTCGGAGTCTTGTAGTAACCAACCTTGCTTGCCGCTATTTCAGCCGCTTTCATTTCCGCGCGCTCGTATCTGTTGAGCATTAGCAAGTGAATCATTACGGGTGCAAGCCATGTGGCACCACGAATCTGATTAGGGCGATCAGACTTGTAAATGTGAATTATGTCTTCGGCTGAAACGCGCTCGTATGAGTTGATATTTGGCGACTTGGTTGGCATGCCAAAGATCGAAGGCACTTTGTTCGGTGGCATTTTCCAAAGATAGTACGCAACAGGCTTACCGGCACGATCAAGCTCGATGCCCTGCACGATTGCGTTGTTGTCTTTAGTCGCTTCGCGGTTCAATTCGTAATCGAGGAAATCCGCATCGTATAATGCGATTTTGAAATCATTTCCGCGCACGATTCTGACAATCACCTCACCGTCACGCGCAACGGATCTTGCGACTAGGCGCTGGATGTCTTCCCAATCTAAGCGCCCATCGCGTGAACAGTTTTCGGCATACGTCCAGTTTTTAAACTCGCGCTCTATTAGGCGATTTACTCGCATATCCAATTTGCCGCGATTGGTGCGAGCTTTGCTTTGTAGCTTCACTCCCTCACCGATCACGTTGGTTTCGACGAGGTTCAGATACCGCGCCACATAGTCATTGTTCTGTTCAAGATCACGCGCGCGCGCTCGCAGCGTCTCGCCCTGCGTGCGCAAGTCTTCGTTGATGCTCTTTACTTCCGTCACCCAACTTTTGACAACTTCGTTACTTGCTGCGTCCCAGCGCCTTGCGCCTTTCATGATCTGACTCCGAAGCGCTTGCGTGTCTTGGTGTTAATCTCGCCAGCAGTTTGATCGCGCATTCTTTGCAGTTCCGGTAAGTCAACGTAGCTGAAGCTGCGGCCAGCAATAGAGTAGGCCGATGCTGTCTTTGTTGTGAGCGTCAAGATCGCCGCGTCTAAGTTTTCAAGAC